ATTAGCGGGTCGAGTAACTCAAGCCAAAGCTAACAACGTAATTTGCTTCATCCTAGGTCCGCAGGTTGTTGTTTGAAGATTTTAAATTTTGATGGAGGTGGATGAATAGATGTACAAAGTTTACAGTCAAGACGCCTTAAAGGCTGAACGCCGTGGGGGAACCTACACCGAGAAAATTCCTTTCGTAGTCAACGGGAAAGTTTACGATGTTGAAAAGAAAATCGTAAACGGAGAAATGGAAACCTTTGAGCTTACTCAGCCTGTTGGCGAAATGCTGACCTCGGGTTCTCTGGAGCAGTTCAAGGATTTGCTTCGGAAAGTAGTGCTAGACGTTGAGCTTGGAAGAGAGCAGGTTCAGCTCTTGTATCAGCCCATTTACGAGAGACTTCAGGATGCTAATATGCCCAAGGTAATTGACGCTAAATGGGCACTTTACGGAACTGTCGTATTTACCGAACACATAGAAGGAGAAGAAGTTAAATTCGGTCGTTTACAGGCTGAATATGGACCGATTGCTCGGATTCTCACCTACACTGCTGGATTTGAATACACCCGGGAAATGAAGGATTTCAATGATTCCTTCTCTATCGAACTTCTGAACCGAGCAATGGGCGAAGCTTACAACGCTTTACTGAACCACATACACCTGAGCCCGATAATTAGCTTCAACTACCAAGCTAGCAACAAAACCGCCTTCCAGGGCGAGGCGACCGAAGACCTGTGGGTGAGATTCTACAAGACGCTGAACAAAGCTTTGTCTGATGCTAGAATTGAGAAGAGACCCGGTACTGTATTGCTAGCATCCAGCTATGATAGGGATAACATTGAAATGGCCTTGAAGGGTGGATACCAGATTGGGGGCACTACCTATCCTGCTGTATCCGGTATTGAATCCGTGATTTACTACGATGGCTGGACAGCTCAGGTAGGCCGGAGAACTTTTGAATATCCGGGAGTAACCCCTGGTAAGGCATATCTTATCCGGCCGAAGCGCGGGTTCAAAGAACTTGTTAAGCAAGACCTCCGGATTGAAGCAACCGCTGGTGACCTGTCCAGGCTTATCGAAAGTCAAATTGTCGGGTACGCTTACCGTGGCGTTTATGCCGCAGTAGAGGAAAACGTACAAGAAATCAGCTTGGTTGCTTCTTCTTCTTAAGGCGGTGAGGTAAATGGCGCGTTGTATAGACTGCGCCCGGTTTCCTTGGGTTCCGGGCGCTGATTACTCAATGTTGCCTCCAATGAAATGTGCTAAGGAGTTAGAGTCCCGGCGGTGGACAAAGGAAAGTGCTACAATAGAGCATAACTGCCCGTATTATGAAGGGCCAGAAGCGGTGATAAAAGATGACACCGACAACCGAACTGAGAGCAAAGCTCCGGAAACTTCTGGACGAAAGAATACCAAACGGCGGAAGTGATGCAGATACCCGCTTTTCGGATGCGGAGGTAGATGAACTACTGAGCGAAGCTACGAACATCTATTCCGCCGCGGCTATCGGCTGGACGAGAAAAGCCGCTATGTTCCAGCGTGAAGCTGGACAAATTCAAAGCTATTCCGTAGGACAAGAACGCTATGAAATGTCTAACCCGAAGGACCTGATGGAATACGCTTTGAAGATGGCTGAGATCTACCGCCGCATGGCTGCCAGCAGCATAGGTAGCGTGATTCTAAAATTCAAGCCGCCGGAGGTGTTGTGATATGGATTTGGTAACTTTTCGGCGGCAACATACCAAATGGGCTATTCAGCAGAACCCAACGACAATTACAATTCACCGCACAGAGAAAATTGATATGGGGGGCTACTTCGAGGAAGTAGAGAGCGAAGTAGGCCCCTTTACTGTGCGGATTTATCAGTACGGTACCTGGGTGCCACAGGAAGTTAGCACACTTGCTGGAACTAAACAGGTGGACAGAACATGGGGAATGCTGATGGACTATGAAGCGGACGTCAAGGCAGGTTCCAACGTGTTAGACGAATTTGAAGTACCGGGCCTAGGAAAATTTCAGGTGCTGGACGCATACCCACAAGTAGTAAAAGGTGAGTTAGTAGGTTACCAGGTGACCTTGGAGAAGGTGAGCTAGATGGCCTTCGGAGATCAAACCAGAGAATACTTGGAACGCAAAAAAGCTGATTTATATGCTTTACTGCTGGATTGGGCGGGACGGCTTGAAGAATATGCAAAATTAAACGCTCCATGGAAGGACAGGACAAGTCATGCAAGACAGAGTTTACATGGTGGGGTTGATACTGACGACGACCGGTTTGTCCTTTACTTGTCGCATGGCATGGAGTACGGGATTTGGTTGGAGTTAGCACATGGTGGGAACTATTCCATTGTAAGACCGACCGCTGATGCTCACCTTTCCCGTATCCGGCGAACAGTGACTGGTTACTGGGGAGATTGATTATGAGGACAGCTATAAGACAGCTATTAGTTGACAACGTAAAAGCTGTTAATGGCCGGGTTTACGAACCTCATGTCGCAGGGCCGAATACACAAAAGCCCTACCTGGTACTAAGAGAAGGTGTTCAAGATCCGGAGGCTGACTGGGCAGCGTTTTCAACGATTGTTGAAGTTTGGCCCTACGTCAAGCGGACCACCTTCCAGCAGGTGGATAGCCTAACCAATGCTATCATTAACACTCTGCATCGGGCCAGATTTTCCCATGCCGGCGAGGAATATCTGGTTGACTATTTGGGCAGTGCTGGGCAAGATTTTGTGGACACCGAATGGGATGCCATCACCCGAGGACTGCGCTTCCGAGTGTTTGCCTTAGGCTGGTTGAATGGGCAGACCTATGCTCCAGACCCTGTTGCCGCATTGCAAGACTGGACAAAGAAAACTTGGCCTGAAGCACATACCGACCCAGGGACATGGTCACCTGCTGACGTGGCACCGGGGATCTATTGGCGCATGGTACGATTGACACCGACGGAAATCACAGCTGCGGTAAACTGGATGGAGGCTCAGATTAACGGGCATATTCTGGCCCCTAGTGCAGCAGTTAGGCTTAACTGGGTGAGGAAGGTAACGGAAGGGGTGGTCAAGCAGCGAAGGCTAAAAATGGATGACGATGGCCCTTTAGAACTACTACGTGTTACCGCCGACAGCGAAGCCGACCCAATGCGCCGCGGCCAGATACAACTAACTGCTAGGTTTGGAGTATTACGGCCACGGACACAATATGATGTACTGAGGAAGGTTTTTTGCCGGCGGGGATATTGACATGGAGGTGAGAACTGGTGAGTAAAAAGAAACCGGATAAAACTGCAACGATAGAAAAACCAGTAGAAAAACCAGTAGAAAAACTAGTAGAAAAACTAGTAGAAGAACCAGTGTATAGCCGCGACGAGCTCATTGCGGCGGCTTCTTCTTTTGGCGTGAAGCCGGAAGTCATGGCCGGCGCTTTGAAGCTGGCCGGCAAGGACTCAATGACCAAGGCTGAAGCTGAAAAGGCAGTCAAAGACTTTTTGGAAAGGAAGGTGTAACACAAAATGGCTGGATCTGTATTTCAAGTAGGTGAACAAAAAATTAGGCCTGGTGTATATGTAAGAGTGACAAACATTGGTGAACCACAGGAAGCTATAGTACCTCAAGGTATTGTGGCAGCATTGTTTAGAGCTTCATGGGGGCCTTTGGGGGAGGTTACGTACCTTGAAAATGCCGATGCAGTGATTAGCACATTTGGAAGCGCAGGTACAGTTGACACTGCAATAGAGGCATTCAGAGGCGGTTGTCGTAGAGTTGTAGCGTATAGACTTGGAACTGGCGGGACAAAGGCATTACTAAACCTGCAGGACAGCGAATCTACCAATGTAGTGAAAATCGAAGCTAAATATGAAGGCGCAAGGGGCAACGGCTTTGTGGTGACCATAAGAGATTCTCTTACCGACGATACAAAGCGGGAACTGCTGCTTTACGAAGGTGCAACCCTGCGGCAGACGATTTCATTCGCTAAAGGTAGTGATGAACCGCAAGCTTTGGTTGATGCTATAGCTGCTTCCAATAGCCCTTATATTACTGCAACAAAGATAGCAGATGGTAGCGGAACATTAGCAACAGTTACTCAACAGCCACTTACTGGCGGACAAGACCCGACCGTAAACGGTGAAAGTTACAGTGCTGGTCTATCTGCAATTGAAGCCATTGACTGGAACGTACTGGCGGTGGATACCGAGGATACGGCAACCCATGCTGTAGTACAAACCTATATTGACCGGGTGCGGAATGAGGGCAAGAGAGTGCTAGGCGTGGTGGGAGAACCGACCAGTGTTCCTCTTGCTACGAGGCTGGCTAATGCCCGGGCCTTCAACGATCCGGCTATAATCTACGTTGCCAACGGCTTCAAGGGTAGTGATGGTGTAACCAGGGAGGGTTATAAGGCTGCTGCAAGAGTAGCTGGCATGGTTGCGGCTGCGCAAATCACAGAATCCTTAACTCACTATGTAGTGAGGGGAGCTACCGAGTTAGCTGGAGCGCTTACCAATGCTGAAATTGAACAGGCAATAAATAGCGGCGCTTTGGTGTTTACGATGTCGGCACAAAAGCAAGTTCATATCGAATACGGTATCAACACCTTTATTACCGTGACTGCCGACATGGACGCTGGCTGGAAGAAAATCCGCCGAGTAAGAACTCGGGACAACCTGATGGATCGTATAGCTGCAACCTGGGATCCACTCATCGGAAAGATTAACAACAGCCCGGATGGACGGGCAACTCTTATTGCTGCAGCTCAAGGCATTATCAACCGGATGATTGCCGAAGGTGCCTTGTTGCGGGGTTCCATCTTTGAGGACCCGAACAATCCACCGGTTGGAGACTCAGCCTGGTTTGTGGTTCAGGTTGATGACCTTGACAGCGCTGAGAAAGTCTATATTACCTTCCAGTTCCGATTTGCTCCGCCGGCTGAAAATTAATAATGGAGGTGTTTTAGATGGCTGATGGACGCTATGTTTTCCGGTCATGTGTACCTGATGGTAGTATTGACATTGCAAACGTAACTTCGGGGGACATTATCAATCGTTCATGGTCCTTCCGAGTAAACGAACCGCCTGAACTGCAAGAGCTGTTAGATAGTGGTACTTTTGATCCAAGAGGTATTCTGCGAGGTTATAATGGCGAACTGTACGACGGCAATGGAAACTTTTTGGCTGAAGTAAATCAATGGCAGGCTCAAATAAACTATACCAATACTGATTATCAGCCTGCCGGTAGCAAACTTACTTGGGCAGTTCCACAGAGCTACACAGTAACCCTAACGTTCACCGAAACAGTGATCCGGGACGCTCGGTTGCTGCAGAAAGTTATTACTGGGCTACGCAACAATGCTCCTGATGCAGTGTTGAACTTCATGGGTGTGCTCCGGGCACCTGTTCAATAATGGAGGGATAACATGAGCAAAGATAAGAAAGAATATTTAGCTCAAAATGAAGAGACCATCCTCCGGGATGTAGGTGGCGTTCTGGAAGCGATGGAAACAATCATTGAGTATAAAGTCTTTGAAGTGATCCGGGACGGTAAGAAATTGTTTTCCTTCCGGGTTCGTAGTCTTGATGACAGCGAATTTGAGAAGTGCCGGGACCAGGCTACAAAAGTAGCCAAAGACCGCAGGTTGGGCAGTCTGGCCGTGCCACGGGAGTTCAATTCGGCAAAGTTCAACAGTTTGGTAATCTATACTGCTACCCATCCTGATGACAAAAAAGTGATCTGGGATAATAAAGACCTTTGGGCAAAAGCAGACGTAGTTACGGGATGGCAGTTGGTTGATAAGGTGTTAAAACGAGGAGAAAAAGAAAAGTGTATTGAGCTTATTGAAAGCCTTAGTGGATACACCG